AGGTGATTCTCTACCTACATAATCAATATTATTTGTTAACTCGTGCTTACCATCATTTGCAGACATAGCTGTGCGTAGTCTTGCTAAAGTTATGTTAGGTTTAGGTGCTTGATTATAACTTGCAGGCTGTTTGTACACAGTCCTTGCCATTAAATCCAATCGAGTAATTACTTCTCTGTTTCTAATTTTTAGTGCTTGTATCATTGTTTAGTGCTTCTGGGTCTGTCACTTTTTCATAGTAAACTACGACCTCTTTGAGTTCAGTTATATAACGCTTTAATTCTTGCATATTATATGACATCAACTCATAATCTGGTATGGACATAGCTACAAATACTACTTGTCCATGTTCTTCTGTTAATCTTTCGTGAAACTCGTCAATGTTTTTATCACTAACTACATACCATAAAGGTAGCTTTAAATCTATTTCTCTTGGTAGAACAGGTTGTGTTATTATCCTGTCCATGGGCTTTGCTGTTACTTCTATTTGTTTAGTTGGGATTAGACTGCAACTCGACGCCATCATCAAGGCTATCAATGGTGCGACTAATTTCTTCGATTGACTCAAATACATGTTTAGTTCCTTTGTTTATCTTTGGTTCTAGCAACCCAGGCTTTGCTGATGCTAGTTTTGTTAAATTGTGTCTCTTAAAGATGTCTAGGTATCTATTCATCTCTAACTGAGCTTCTTGGGACTTCTTTTGAAGTTCGCCTAGTTGTTGTGTTTGCAATGCAAAATCGTTCTGCATTGTCTTTATTGCTTCTTCCTGAGTAGCAACTGCTCCTTCAAGTGCCATATTATTTGCTGTTAGCACTTGGTTTTGTTGGTACAGGTAATAACTACCTAGACCCAACACTAATATAATTCCTATATAAAGTTGGTTCATTATAACTCCTTAATTTTATAATTGAGCCCTTCAGCTCCTCGTATCTCTACTATATCGCCGTCTTCGGTTTTGAACTGAAGATACTTATCTTGCTTCTTATAAAACTTTGCGACTATAAATGTTTCATCATCTGCGTCACCATATACTGAATTATAACTTACTGTAAGTTCGTAGTAAGATAGAAATAGATTCTTAAACCAGAACCACCAATCATTTAACTTCTCTAAAAACTCTTGCTTAGACATGTTCCCAGATTGCTCCCTGATATAATAACGCTTCTGCTTCTCTTCTTCGCACTAAGCCATCTAAAACTTTTCCACCTGCTTTGTTCCACCTTTTGATTTGAGCAGGTACTCCAGCATGGTCGCCAGAGTTGATGACTTTCAACATTGTTGAAGCTTTGAGATTTCCATTACCGAGATTGAACACCCAAGACACAATTGCATCGAATTGATTCTGAGAAAGTGGAACCGTTACCGCTGTGTTCACGTAAGTTTCGTACTCCTTCATCTCATGGTTAAACATTTCATCTGCTTCTTCTTGTGTTATTGTATCGCCCATACTTACGCCTTTTATATGTCCGTAGCCGATTGTTGGAACTCCTGCAGCACATTTATATGCTGTAAGTTCGCATCCTTCAAATTTTTTAATTAAGCTCTTGCCTTCTTCTGATATTGTCATAGTTTTCCTTTTTAAAAATCGGGGGAGAATACACTCCCCCATCATGTTCGTCAACTTGTTAAACAAGTGGTGCTAACGCTAAGAAGGTAATTGCACTTATACATAATAGTATTAGTACTTCTCCTGTTGCTTCGACATCACACTTGTCTATTCCATCTCGAACTTTAAAAGCTAGTGCTTTCATTTTATCTCCAATATTTTCCTTTTAGAGTTTGGAGTTCGAGTTAGTTGTATCGTTAATAATCCGTCTTGTAGATTCACATCTTTTACTTGTAAATCAGGATTAAGAATAAATCTTCTCTCAAAGCTTTTTAAACTTAGCCCTTGATGAAGGAATCGTTCGCCCTCATCTAGTTTGTGTTGTTTGTTGCCCTTGATATGGAGTTCTTCGCCATCAGCGATTATCTCCAGTTCCGTTTTATTCCAACCTGGCACAGCGATATCTATTCGAAATCCACTGCCACTTTCAATTAAGTTATATCTAGGATAACTACTCTCCGTATAAGTCGGCATAAAGTTGTTATCTAATCCAAGCCAAAATTTAGTTAAATCAATACTCATAATATTTTCCTCCAAATAATCTTTTCAGTATTACTTTGCCTTGCCTCTCGGTCAAGACGCCAAAAAGTAAGCAGATTATTCCACTTACAAAATAATTATATCAAAATTTAACCTTTATGTCAAGAACTATTTTTCGTTGTCAAACTCGATTATACCTTCTGTCTCCAGAAAATCAATCGTAGACTCTATTCCAAATTGCTTTCCAATGGTGTATGACATTCCCATGCCACAAATTAAAATAATAATGTAATTTATATCTATATTTTCTATCATGTCAATATTATATCAATTTTCGCACCTTATGTCAAGAATAATCTATAACCCAGTCAAAAATAGTTCTTGACACGAATAGAAATTTCGTCTATAATATACTTATGAAATGGACAGATGAAGAAAAACAATTTTTGAAACGACACTATAATGATATGTCAACGGAAGACATTGCATCCAAACTGGGACGCAATCCGTCAAATATCGCCTCACAGATATACTATCTAAGAAAAAGAGGTTGGACTTTCAATGCTAAGAGTGATATTCGAGTAAGAAAAGAAACTCCTCCACATGCATCGACAAAAGTGCATCGTGATAGAACTAAATATAGGAGAGCTGATGCCAAGTATTGATTGCTCTAAAATGCCCGTAGAAAAGGCACTTCGCATATTCAGGCGTAAGTGTGACAACGCAGGTATCAAGGAAGAATGTCGTGCTAGACAACACTACTCAAAACCATCTGCCATCAAATATGAACACAACAAAAGCACGACAAGAAAACGAGCCAGAGACTTACAAAAAGAGATAGAACTTCAAGAATCTCGAAAAAAGTTTAGAGTTCCACCAAAAAAGAAGAATCGAGGAAGTAGAAGAAGGTAATCAAACCCATAGAAACACTACTACCATCTACAATACTAATATATTTTTCTATCAATCAAACCTAGACCAACCCACGAAATCATACCCCTTCGAAAAACACTTCTTGATTTATGATAAAAGTTGTGATATAATAAATACATAATTTAGATTATAAGCCAATACAAACTACCGATTATGGATGTTGCTTCTAATCTGGGAATCGACATATAGGAGCGTAAGCGGATATATGGAGTCCCTAACTAGGAAGAAAAACTATCCATTAATTGTATAAACAAATCAACTAAGATAACCAAGCATAATCTAAAACATCCTAAAGAGTCTACTCTGACTCTAATAACTCACAACATACTTACTAATTACTAAAAACTTCTCTCCAATTCAAAGAACTTCCACCAACCAAAATTTTTTAAAGGCGTAAAAAAGCCCAATCTAAGTTGGGCATAATTTACAATGGTTGTTCCTAGGCGTTCGGACTTCTCACTACACTAGTATCTTGAAGTATTCTGATTCTTTGAGTCTCTACTGTCTCACGATGTCCGTTAGCGAACTTCAATCTCATTTGAAACCCCGTTGGGGTCTCGATAAGACCAAGTGCTTCCGCGTACAGACCATTCTTGCTAATCAGCTTATCGTTTCGTCTATCTTTTGTTAGTTTTGCTACTCTCATATTTCTCCTAGTTTGATTTCTTCTATTGAATAAAGGAGGACTTTCAATGCTTCCTTAGGGGATTTCTCTAACCCAGAAAGACTTTCATAGTCCTCGTTTAACTCCTCAGCAATGCTAAGCACCAGCTGGGACTTGGTTACTGGTTTCTCTCCAGTTTTTGTGACGTACTCTGTTTTCTTGTACACACCTTCTCTTGATAACTTACCTATAATAGATTTCACACTCTTATCTAGTTCATCTGCTAGTCTTTCAACTGTATCTCTACTGGGGTTTAACCTGTATTGATTAGTCATCATCTCTACTTGTTCTTCTGTATAATTTAATGCCATGAGTCCTCCCACTCTTTAACCTTTTGTTTTACTCTATAAGTGGATATTCCCCACTCCTCTGCTGCTACTTCAATAGCTTCTTCAGTTCCGTACTTGTTTTCCCAATCCCAGAACTGTCTTTCTTTAGTTGAGTCTTGTGTATGCATCTATCAACTCCTCTCCTACTAGTCTTTCTCCAAACCACTTGGTTTCGTTAGTATCACAATCAGTTCTACATATAGTTCCGTTATTGTACTCAACATCTACTACTTTTCTAGTATTGGTTCCATCTTTATCATACCACATAGAACTACTACTATGCCCATGAATACACTTAACACTTCTTGACCATTGTTCTGCTCTAATCAATAAGCGTTGTCTTTCCACTCTTTCCCAGTACTGACTCATTACCACTCTCCCCTATCAAAGAAATCGTACACATAATCATCACATCTTTCGTTAGGATATACAAAACCATCTTCGGTTTCGTACTCTCCATACCAGTCAAAGTCTTCTACTTCAATATCTATGTCAGGATATTCCTCTTTGAAGCGAATATTTATGTCTTCACCTTCAATTTCTACATAATCCATACACGCTATCCACTCTCCATCGTGCATTTCTGTTTCACAGGTAGCAACGCCTACAAAGTTTCTGAACTCATCTTCATATGTCATTCTAGTATTGACACTATGACCACATTCCTTACTTATTGCTACTGATATATGCTCAAACATTGGAGTTGGTGGACTCCAAGCACTATAACCTGATACTGAGCAACTGTCTAAGTCTTCTAGATGACACCACTTGGCTCCTACATTATTGCAATACCAATCCCATGATTTATCTTCAGAATAATCGTTAGGCATAAAAGGTTGTTCTTCTATTTCTACGATTTCTGTCACTTTATAGGGCTCTGTAGGTTCTCCTGACCAATTTCTGGTTACGGTTCTTTCCTCAGTTTTTACTAATTTGTCCATTACTTCAGCTTCATGCTCAGTAATGTTAAAATATACATGATTTGCCATTATATGTCTCCTTCTGCTCTAACTTCTGAGCGTATTACTTCAAAGCCATTAGGATAACGCTTCTCTAGTTTGTTAATGTTCTCGTCCATTACTTCTTCGGGGGTAAAGCCAAGGGCTTTACATCCCTGTACCCAATACCACAACACATCTCCTAACTCTCTTTTCATGTGAAATATCTCATCACTTGTGAACTGTGTATCGTTTTGGAACACTTTCTTCTTCACTACTTCAGCGAACTCTCCAGACTCTGCCATCATTCCTATCAATGCAGTCATTAGTCTTGCCATGTCTATTTCACAGTCAATCATCACTCCATTTTGCATAGTGTGGTTTCCCATTAGTTTGTCTAGTCTGTCGCACATTTTAGTCGTATCTTTACTTGTTTCGGACGTGCACTGGTCTACGAACCTCGCATAATCATTTATCTTACTCACGCCACACCTCCACTGATTTCAGAGATGAACTTCTCTGCTTGTTGGATGCCTTCCCACTTCTTTCTATCTAGCACTAACTCATCATCTCTCAGAAAGTTTCCGTTTTCCAACTTAATCCACATATGTACTGTGTTTCTTGCTGGACACTCACCTTGCCATGCTTGTTTAGTATCTGCTGGGTACTTTATTTCTTTTATGACACTTCCGTTTGCGAACATACCAATCGCATAGTGTCTATTGTATTTACTTGCCAATGTCTTTAATCTCCTTCTTTGGTATCACTTGATATGCACCTTTGTTATAAGCAATTGATACCGTATATTGCTTTGATACTTCTTGTTTGTAAGAGTTATCCGTTGGTGTCTTATATTCTCCAATCGGCATACTAGGTATTGAACTAGCACTCTTAAATGTTTTTGTTTCTTGCTTTGCGAAATTTGGTTTCGCTTTCTTACTTGCGTATAGTTTCTTTACTTTACGCTTACGACCATGCTGGTCATACATCATACTGCCTTTAATCATAGTATTCTCCCAAGTATAAAAACCTGTAGAATTAATACTAATACTGGC